GGCCTCGGTCATCGCAGCCCGAGTCGAGCCGCCCTCAAGGCTGACGACGCGGGCCTTGGCCATGTCCTCAGCCCGAGCGGCCTTAGCGTAATCGTCGTACTTCTTGCCCATCTCATGCCTCTCTATCTCGAAGGAGAGGCGCCCGTCAGGGCGCCTCGTTATCCTTGCGTGCCTCACGTCTCCCAGCGGTCCGGAATGTAGTCAGCCTGGACGACGACGACTTCCTCTTCGTGCGTCTCGTCAGGTTGTTCTTCGGTGCTCTGACACCACGACTCGGGATCACTCATCCTCGTGCTCCTTCTTTCGAGGCGTCGGCTCCAGGATCGGCATGTCGTTCACGCGCACCCCCTCAGGGATGTAGATGTCGGACGGGCCGCGACCCGTAAGGGTCGCCCACTCCCTGCGGTAGCTGTCCTCGGTCGAGGCGACGGCCTCGACGCGAGTGTACTCAGAAGCTGTCATCTTCAAGCTCCTCGTCGAGGCGGATGTTCTCGTCGTTCTCTTCGTCAGGCTGTTCCGGGGTGTGGTGCGTCATGCTCCATCGGCTCCTCGGTCTGATCGTCGTCGGTCTCTGCCCGCTCGTGTTCGTCGCCACTCATTCCGGGTACTCCCTCCGGATCGCGTTCCAAGTTTCAGGTGTAGGCTGCATCTGCCCCAGCTTCTCTCGTCCGATGACAAGGACTGAGTATCCACTGGAGACCTTGGTCCACTTCGGTTCGTACTGTCGACTCTTGGCGTTGTATACGTTACCGAGAGAATGAATCAAGGCCAGGCCGTTGCCGCTAATGAAGCCGTAGACCTTGCCGACCTTGTGCCTACCCTGCCCGGAGGCGGAGACGATAACGTCTCCGACCTCCACCTCTACCCCTAGCATGTCCTTCATGTCAGCCTGCCAGGCATCCGCAGTGCGGCGGGAAGTGCGGTGACTTGGTGCCAAGGGTCGCTCACTTGCTCCGCCGGTCGGCGTTGAAGTTACTCTTCGAGTAGGGGTTGTTGTCGACCTGCGGGCTCTCCCCGCCGTTCTCCCGGTGCTGAAGGTCGAATTCCTGCGCCTTCGTCTCGGGCGTAGCGTTCTCGTCGTACGGGATCTCGTTCCAGGTGGTCACAGCGTCTCCCACTTTCCCTTGTCGTTGTTGTCGAACGTGAACTTGTAGACCTGCTTGGACTGCGTGTGGTGGATCATGATGCCCTCGGGGTTCGGGGCGAAGGGCGCATGCAGGGAGCCATCACTCAGGAGTGCGCTGGCGGCTTCCTGGATGGCACTCTCACTGAACTGGCCATCGAACAGGACCGGCACTGGCTCGATCCAGACTCGGCGACCTTCGTGAGTAAACTCCTCGAAGGCGTCGCGGTAGCGGTGGGTGTTGAACAGCGAGAAGAAGCGCTTGCCCTTCACGTAGTCGCCGTACCGCTTGCCGATCCCTTCGCCCGACCACTCGCCGAAGTGATGGCCAGGGCCGAGCAGATCGAACAGGGCCTCTGCATTCGCCTGAACGAAGGCAGCGAAGCCATAGTTGTCAGTGGCCTTGCCGGGCGTGATCAGCCGGTTGCGAGACTGTGCGGCGACCTCGTACAGCACGCCATCCCGCTCGATTGCGGCGAGGCGATAGGTGCCAGGGTCGTCCACATCCAGCTCCTGAATGATGACGGCACTGTTGGTGCCGTCGATCTTCTCGGTGATGACGATGTCGCGGAACAGGCGAGGAGTCTTGGGCCAAGCCTTGAACTCGATGGTCATTGCGATCCTCTCTGCGGCTCTGCTACTAGTTTAGCAGATGAAAGTGGACCCGCGAGGGGCGGGTCCACCAACACCCATCAAACTGTCAGCGTGCGGTCAGCTCCTGGATGTAGTACTCCTCGTAGGGAATGTGCGGGGAGTGGTCTTCCAGCGAGATACTGGTCTCGTCGGGGGCAAGGTGGGTTTCGTACGAGTCGGCGATCAGCTTGAGTGCGTCCCAGGCGACGCTCTCGCTGGTGAAGTAGACGGAATCCACGATCTGGGACGAGGTGATGCCAGCCGTGTTGGTCCACTCGTTGAGAATGACGAACACACTGCTCACTTGGCGAACTCCTGAATCGTGAAGTGATCCTTCGGGACTTCCTGCTTGACCGCGTTGTACACCTGCCCGATCAGGTACTCCTTGTCCTGATCGTCCCAGTGCGGTGTGTCCACCGTCACGAGAATCTGCCACTCACTCACTTCTTGATCCTCCCGAGAAGATAGTCCTTGCCATGCTTGAGGAACATGCTGTTGCTGTCCTCCCCGTCCGGCATTCGCATTCGAACGACCATCGTGTTGCCCTGGTCGATGTGCTCGCTCATGGCGATCCACAGATCCTTGCCCGCAGCGTCGCCGTCCTCAGCCAAGTACACACGACTGAAGTCTTCGAGCAGGTTGGCCCAGTGTTCCTTCCAGTTCTCGGCGCCCGGCACGGCGAGTGCCGGTACGCCCATTTGCTGCCACGTCAGAGCGTCTATCTCGCCCTCGGTGACCACTATCCAGTCGTCGGCCTGAGAGAGGCTCAGAACGCCATACAGGTTGGTTGGTGACCCCTTCCGCTTGACGTACTTGGAGTGCTTCGGGATCTCCTTGCAGTCGTGATCCTGGATGCACCGGAAGTTGAAGTTGACCGGACCGGTGCGGGTCAGGTAGGGGATGGCCAGATAGCCACGAGCTGACTCGTGACCCGGAAGCGGGTCACGTACTACGCCAAGTCCTCTTGAAGCTGCGAACTCCAGACCGAGACCTCGTTCCGCCAGCCATCCTTCCGCGTCTCCCAGATTCGGGGCGTAGGTTTCCCACGCTCGCTCCAGATATTGTCTCTGCTCTCTCGACAGCTTCACGGTAGGTGATCTGCTCCCATTGCATCAGGACTTGGACCGCGTTGCCTTTCGGGCAGTCTGCGGCGTGACAGTTGAAGACTTGCTTTTGAGTGTTGACAGACGCTGAGGCGTCACGGTCAGGATGGAACGGGCATCGGTAGGATTTCCATCCGAGGCCCTCAACCACAGGCTGTCCACCGAATGACTCCAGGATGGGCCCGATGGGATAGAGCGGGAAATCATCGGGCCCACCACCGGCCTCGCCCCTTCGCCTCATCCTCCACCTTCCTTATGATGGATGTCAGTCGCTCATTCTGGAGCCTGCCGTTCTCGCTGGTCATGTAGACCAGCTCATCGTCCCCATAGAGAAGCTCCTCCTGAAGGAGGGAGTGAAGTTCGTCCAGCTCTTCGTCAGTCAGATCCATCCGCGTATCCCTGATCGTAGCCTACGCCCCAGACCGGGCGCAGTATCTCGATGATCGCCTGCGAGTTGTCGACACCCAGCATGAACCGGATCTTGTCGACCGCCTGCTTGAACTTCTCGTCGTCGGTGCCGAAGTTCAGCAGAACCTCAGCCGTCGTGCTCGCCACCAGGCTTCACCTTTCCGATGATGGCGTGAGCCGGAGGCTCACGCAAGTACTCGAACGCTCGCTCGAAGAACTCTCCGTCATCCCGAGCGTGAGCCAAGACGGAGTTGCACGGCTTGCACAGCAAGCCCCTGACGTAGCCGGTGTTGTGGTCGTGGTCAACCGCGAGCTTGCGCACCTTCCCTGTCGCCCGCTGGCAGATGTAGCACACGCCCCCCTGCGCCCCGTAGAGAGCCTGGTATTGCTCGGAGGTAATCCCGTAGGTCTTGAGTATCCATCGGCCGTGAGCGGCCTCCCTGACGGCCTTCTTGCGCTCCCTGTGGCAGGTTGCACAGCGAGGGCCGGGCGCCTTGAGCGCCCGGCTCGTCGACCCACAATCCTTGCAGAACTTCTTCAGTGATCGAGGCACGGACACTTCTTCCCGCGCCAGCGGGTGTCGTTCACTTGCCCTCCTTCTTGGGCATCTTCCACTCGGGGCATCCGGTGTCGCAGCCACGGGGGCAGCCGTGGCGGCATGAGGGTCCATCGGCCATCAGTACACGTCCTCTCCACGCTGCATCTTGCGAGCGCTGTCGTAACCTTCCCAGTTGTCGACGCCTGCGGCCTCCAGGCACATCAGCCAGTCGATCTCTTCGTCGATCTTAAGCATCCGAGCTTCAGGGACGAGGTAGAACACCTCGCCCTTGATGGTGACCTTGTCGCTCATCAGTCCTCCCATGAATTGATCTTGTCCTCGGCGTCTACGCCGAGGCCATCGCGGAACAGGAGCGGAATCTCCTGCGGCTGCTCCATCTCCTCGACCAGACAGACGGCGGGCTGGGCCGCCATCTTCAGGAACTTCTTCCCCATCGGGTCCTGGGGCCCGAAGCGATTCTTCACTGTGGCAACGTCGAGAGTTCCAGCGTGAGCGTCACCCCAAAGAGTGAGAATGAGCGCAGGTAGCTGGTTGGCTTTCCCCATGATCGCAGACCGAGGAGGAGGAGAACCTGCCTTCGCGGCCTCCGACGTGTGATGAACGATAGTGATAGCGGTCTCTTGCTCGCGAGCCATGTCCTTCAGTTCGGCCATCAGTGCCCAGTAGTTCTGTTCTCCCGCTCCCTCATAGTCGATGTCCATCATGATGTCGATCACGGTGTGGTGCGGGTACTCACCATTCAGCTCACGGAAGGCTTCTGCCTCTCGCCACATGTGCTCCAGCGTCGGGCTCGACCTGAATGACCACCTGATGTGATCCATGTCCCTGAGTACATCGTAGGCGAGCTGCTTCTGGCTCATCACCCACAGCTCCGTCTCGTCTGTGGGTGTGCCGGTGAGCATCGACAGCGTGCGACTAGCCATGGTGAAGTCGTCAGAGTCTGACGAGTGGTACAGAGTCGGGACGTCCGGCCCCATCTGCTTCACCAGGTTCAGGGACAGGACTGTCTTCATCGAGCCGGGAGGACCGGCGATCATGCTGATCGCCCCTCGCCGGAAGGTCATCTTGTTCTCTTCGAAGATCGGCCATGGAGCGGGGAGGGGTTCACCTGCGCTCACCCCCCGCTTGACCTGCCGAGCAAGTGTCTTCAGATGCCCCACCCCTTCAGTTCCTCGATCAGCTTAAGGGTCGTCGAACCCTGGAGATTCATGCGCTCCAGGTCGAACAACAGGTTGGCCCACTCTTCCTTGCTTGCGATCGCCATGAAGTAATCACCAGGGCCATCGCTCGGATGAGTGGTGAACATGACCTCCATCAGTCACCCACCACGATCACGGTCTCACAGTTGGCGTCCTCATCCCAGAAGACGACGTCGGCCATACTGCCGAGACCGTGCCCCAAGACCACCTTGAGGTCGCCGTGAACCTGCACGCACCGAGCCAGCTCACTGATCAGTTCGGATGCTCGCATCACTTGCCGCCCTTCGTCTTCTCGAATCGACGAGCCATCTCGTCGAGATCCTTTTCCTGCTCCTCGGTCAACACGTGGACCTGAGGGGAGTCGAACCCCTGTCCGTCTGCGCTCCGCGTGCGGCTTTCACAGACGTCGAAACCTTCCAGGCCCTACAGGCTGGCCCCGAAGGGCCAGCCCTCATTCACTCATTCCCGCGACAGGGGCATACGTCGCAGCCGATGTCCTGGCACGAGCCACAGGCGCAGGTCACGCCTTGATCACCTTGATCTCGTGGAACTTGAGGTTGCCCTCTCGCTTGATCAGCTTCTTGCCGATCGTGTCGCCCACGTCGATGCTGCCACCGGCCGCCTCAACCGCTTCCTTGAATCGCTCACGCTCATCCTTCGAGCCGATCACGATCCGAGCCACGCCCTCGACGCCCTCGATGTTGGTGCCGGTCACCTCGACGTGCAGTTCGAGCTGGTGAACCGGGTTGAGGCCAGCGCGCTCGGCCTCGTCCGCCGGAACGCCCTTCGGCTTGCCGTCCACCCAGAACTTCTGAAGGCCGGGCTTCTTGTTGATGGCGTCCCACTCCTGGACGATGCCCTTCGGGTCGATCTTGACGATCGTACCCTTAACGAACTCGCCCACGTTCTTGGGGTTGGCGACCTTCGGGCCGAAGTTGCCGCCGCCGCCGAACAGGTCATTCAGAGTAGCCATGCTTCGTTTCTCCTTGAGTCTCTTCTGTTTCCATCTTAACGAACCCGCAGCGACAGTCGCTGCAAACCATCTCACCGAACATCATCGGACCGACGAGAGGCTCATCGCACACTTCACAGAGGTCTATCACCAGTCGCTGTTCTCCCAAGGCTTCTTCACCTCAGGCTGGGGCTGCTCCCACGGAGGGGTGATCTCATCGTTGGGTAGGTGAGCCACGGCGCCACCCGCAGGAACCTCTGTGACGCCGCCCAGGCCCTCGTTGAGGAGTCGCTGGGCCTGGACCTCAGGGGCCGCCTGAGCGGCCCCCAGATGGGCGCTCACGTCCATCTTAGCGCCATGCTCGAAGCCCTGCCGGAACAGGTTGAGATAGGTCGCAGCCCACACGCCGACATCGGGAGCGTCGGCAATGTCAGCGAGGCCCCACTCCTCGGGAGTCGCAGTGATCTTCACGTTACCGTACTGGACGGTTGGAAGGATGATCTCGATCTCAGCCATGCAGGTATGCCACCTCATTCTCTTCGCAGTCCGAGCATCGCCACTCGGCCTCGTCCTCATCGTAGTACATCACGTCGCCGTGCTCGTGGCACGTCGCCTCCGCGTACTTGTCGTTCCAGTAGTCCCGGTCTCCCTGGCCCTCGGTGTTCACTCCCGGCACCTCCCGCACGCCTCGCATTCATCAATGTCGCCGCCATCCTCGTAGTTCGAATGACCACACTCGCACTCCCAGTAGTCGTCCTCGACGATCACTGCGACCATCAGTAGCCCAGATCCTCCGACTCGACGATCGCATCCCAGTCGACGAGACCGTCCTCCTCGGTGCGCTTCTCCAGGTCCACGTACGGGTAGTCCGTGTCCGCGTCCTCCAGGCTCAGGGTGTAGCCGTCCTCTCGCGCCGCTGCGACCAGCTCGCGGAACCGGATGGCCCACGTGGCGAGTGACTCAGAATGGATAGCCGTCTTCTTCGCTTCGGTCATAGTAGATGCTCCTCTTGGTCATGCCCTTGTTGACGAGACAGTTCTCTTGCTGGAAGCAGAACCGGCAGTTGAACCCGGCCTGCGCCTTGTAGATCTTGGCCTCCATGCCTTCGCGAACCTTCTGGTACTTGGCTCCGACCTCGGCGGGGTCAACCGCCGAGAGGTCTACGTACCTAGTGTTGGCTCCGCCGGGAGCTAGCATGACATACCTGCCCTGAAAGCTTAGGGCAGGGTCCCATGGGTTGTCCTGCATCAAGAGTGCAGCGTACGTCTCAAGCTGGAAGTTGTCAGGCTTGGTGCTGCCAGTCTTCCAGTCGACGATCACTGGGCCCCTCTTCTTGTGCTCACCGACGATGTCGACGAACGCCTTCACCGGGACAGAAAGCCCTGGGAGGCTGCCCAAGGCGTCGTACTCCACCTCCCAGACGTCTAGCTCGTCGAGGTACTGAACGGCCCTCTCGTAGCACTCCACGGCCCTCTGAAGGGCCTTCTCGTGGGTGATGGGGGAGTCGGCTGGCCCACCGGCCAGCCACTTACTCAGGTCAGGCTCAACCTCCATCTGCTTCTGGACGAGAGGGTAGAAGAAGGTCTCCATAGACACTTCAGAGCCGCCGCCAAGGCGGTGCTCAATTGCGTCATGCACAGACGAACCGATAGGCAGATACCAGGACTGAAGTTCCTGACCCGCCCGGAGGCGGGTCAGATACCATGAGCGGGGGCAGGAAGTGTAAGACTTCCACTGACTATAACTGATGTGAGCGGGGAGAGGTAGGGTTGGGTTCATATCACTATGATATCACCCCTTCTTTCCCCAGCGCAGCTTGTCTCCATCACGCTTGCAAGTGATGCAGAACCTCTTGCCGTCAGCCTTCCTCACTCCCCAGTCCTCATGCCCCCTCTTGCACTGCGTCTTGAGCTTACGCTTCCTCACCTCTCTCCCCGCTTCGGAGGCGGAGCCGTGAGCATAGCGCTTCAGTTCACAGTCAGGCATCTTAGAGTCATGGAACAGCCCCTCAGGGGGCTGTCCTCCTCGGGTAGTCCAATACCTATCCAGGTCGGACGAGTTAGTCAGACAGGATGCCCTTACGGGGCATCCTGCACAGATGGCCAAGCCCCAAGAGATCAACTCCTCCTGGTCTTCTCTCTGAGTCTTCGAGAGCTGCCTTACGGGCAGCTCTATCTCGAACAGCTCAGCATCCTGCCCCTGACAGGCAGCATCATCCTGCCAAGTCTTATATGGTACGGCCCCCCTCGAAGGGGGCCGGTAGAGAGGTACTAGAGGTCCGTTGTAGGACATGTCTGCCCTTTGACCTCTCCCTAGGCCGTCGTCCATACTCATCCTTACTACTAGTAAGGGCGCCCTTCGGGGGCGCCCTATATATAGAGTATGCTTATCTCATGCGTCCCCTGGGGGGGCCGCCGAGACAGTGTCTCAACTACCTCTAAAAACAGTATAACCCCTCGGGTCCAGTGAAGGTCGGGGTCCCGTCTCCTCTCTGGAGATTTTCGGTACCGGCGGGTAACTTAGGTAGTGAACCAGCCTGTGTCACTCACCCCTCCTCCTGTGCGTCCGGTAGCACAGACCCTGTGCGTGCCTGTCGCTGTGCTATGCGGTCACGCACAGCCTCGGCCTGTGCGTGCACAGACTCACGCACAATCGTTGACACATCGAGCTTGTGCGTTGCCATGAGTAGGTTGAGGTCTTGCAGGAACTGCCGTGTGCGCTGGACGCTGATGCGTCCAGTCGAGTCTGTGTCATACAGCTTGGGCTGTGGTATGCGTTGTGCCACCTGGATCCCTTTCCTGTGCTATGCTGGGGACATGACGATAACAGTTGAGCACCTCAGCCGCCTGATGTCAAACGTCGACATCTCTAATGACTGCTGGCTGTGGACCGGCGCCACCGACGAACGAGGGTATGGCAGGCATTACGACCCTCGCGCCATGAAGACGCGCAGGGCACACCAGCAGATGTTCGAAGCCATGCATGGTTACCTGCCTGCCGAGATCCTGCACTCCTGTGACACGACTGGCTGTGTCAAGCCTACACATTTGAGCGCAGGGACGCACATCGACAATATGCGGGACATGGCAGCCAAGGGACGCGGTAGCACAGCCAAGCTCACGCCTGACAATGTGCGGCACATCCGTAATGCATACGTCGCCGGTCGGGGCGGCACATCGAGTGCCCTACAGGAGATGTATGGCATCTCGCGACACACCGTAAGGCAGATCGCCCTACGTGAGACATGGAAGGACGTTAAGTGAGTAAGCGCCAGTCGGTGATGATCATCCCTGACGTACAGATCCCGTTCCATGATCCGGTCATCCTGGCCAAGCTCATCAAGGTCGTCGAGGAGCGCCAGCCGGATCGCATCCTTCAAGGTGGAGACCTGATCGATCTTCCTACCGTGTCGCGCTGGACTAAGGGGACCGCCGAGGAGTACGCACCCGTCCTCCAAGATCACATCACGCAGACGAAGGATGAGTTCTTCTCGCCTCTCCGCAGGGTCGCACCAAAGGCGGCGTTCGAGTGGCTGTCAGGCAACCATGATGAGCGACTATTCGACTATATCAACAAGTACGCTTATCCGCTTCGAGCCCTCGAAGCGCTCTCGATGGAGAACCTGTTCGAGCTGAGCAAGTTTGATGTCAGCTACGTCGAGGGCCCCCATCGCGTCGCAACCAACACTCTGGCGATCCATGGGCACGAGTGCGGAGGGTACTCCGCCACGCCTTCGGCATGGGACACGAAACTAACCAAGAGGTATGGCAGTCATCAGAACTACGTGTTCTTTCACACTCACCAGCCTTTCCTGATCACTCGTGCGTTCGGTTACAATGGCCGTGTCTCCCCCCGCTTCACGATGAATGCGGGAAGTATCATGGACCCGGTGGCCGCTACCTACGTCAAGGACGGAGCGGTCTCATGGGTGCAGTCGTTCGCCTGGCTGGAAGACGACGGTAAGAGGGTGTGGCCTGAGTTGATCACGCTGGTAGACAGGCTCGGCTACTTCAAGGGAGAGCGTATCTGACATGATGGATCAAGGGGAATGGTTCGCGTGGTCGCGAACCCTGTCACCGGCCATCAGGGCGCGGGATGAGGCTCATCGCAAGCTGATGGAGATTGTCAACTGTGACGACTGTCAGCTCCCCGAATACGACCCCTGCGACAAGCACAAGGAGCGCCGACCTTGCTAAACTACGAACTTCTGACAGACGCCGTCGACCGGGCGGCGTCCATCGCTACATCCAAGTTCCCTGCACACCATGACAGCTCCGACGTCAAGCAGGAGCTGTGGGTGTGGATCATGGAGAACAAGAACACCGTCTCGGAACTCGTCAGGAAGTCTGAAGGATCAGACGCCCTGATCGTAGACCTTATGACCAAGGCGGCGATGACTTTCCTCAAGACAGAGGATGCCGCCACCTACGGCTACGACGAGGAGGATGTGTTCACGTACTCGGTCGACCTGATCAAGAGAATCCTTGAAGTCGTGTTCAAGCATGAGGACTGGCAGTCACTGAGTCAGGCTATTGGGGATGGCCTTCCTCGACAGAAGTCAGAGCCCGCCACTGCGGGCGACAACCTGGCGTCCTATGCTGACGTGTCTCGCGCGGTCTCCTGCCTCTCCGACGATCACTACAACCTGATCCTATGGCGCTACAAGTATGAGCTAACCTGGGTTCAGGTGGGAGAGGAGCTGGGCATCACCAAGCAGGCCGCTCAGCAGCGCCACCAGACGGCCCTGAAGGCCCTTCAGAGAGCCTTGGGGCAGGGGAGCCTAGCCGACCTCCGGGGAGGCTATGACAGGCGCACTCAGGACGCCCTGACGCGGGGGAACCTGGGGCGCAGCGAGACTGCACAGCACCTCGTCGAACGAGACTACGAGGGCTGATCAAGTGGGTGTGGGTGGACTTGCACCACCATACGTGACGCTACCCCCATGCGCTCATGTGAGCCAACCATGGATGGCGAATGCTTTACTTAAGCTACACACCCTTGGAACCCCGGCCTTTCGGCCGGGGTTTCTTTCAGTAGAGGAGGACTCCTACGACAAGTCCGAGGAAGTATGAGAGTAGGCCGTACGCCACGATCGCGAACGCTACTCGGTAATTACTCACTGTCGATCTCCTCTTCCAGCATGAAGGCGATGGCGTCTGCCTGCCTGCTCGCCTTGTCGTACCAGTACTGACCCCACATGCCGAGGCCGGTCATGATCAGGGCCAGGGACCACACCATCCATGTGGCGGCCATGTCAGCACTCCTCGCGTTCCGGAATGTGGACGTACTCCGACTCGATGACGAAGAACTCGTCCAGGTCGGGGTTGTGCAAGATTGACAGCATGACATTATCGCCGATTCGAGGGATCTCAATCACCAGCTCGGCCGAGAAGTCATCGTACCCGGGGGCGCCAATAACGGTCACCATTCGGAACCACCCTTCAGTTCACGCCTGTAGTACTTCTCTAGGTTGGTGTTGCTGTCGGCTTGGAGCTTGCCGTTGTCCTGAACCATGAGTACACACTTCGGGCCGGTGGCAATGACCTCGAACTTGAACTCTCGCTGATGCTGAGAGAGCCTGTCCCCAACCTTCCAGTCGGGGTTGGCCCACGCTTCGGCGATCATTTCGTCGGTCATCTCGACCATCTTGCCGTCGATGCGCCTCTTCGGACGATACTCCTCGGAGAATCCCCAGATGTCGTTGTTCAGCTCACCGAGCCAGCCATAGCCTCCGGCTTCGGGGACGATCCACACCCTCTCCCCGCTGATCCAGGCCACGCGGTGAGCCTTGTTGCTCGCCAGAGTCTTGATCAGCATCCCGACCCTCAAGGTCGGGGGCGGGGCGGGTGGAGTGATGGCGTCCAGGTAGCCGTCCACGATGTCCGAAGCGATCTCGTCGAGAGATCGCCCTTCATTGCGGTCGGAGTCCAGGAACTTGGCCACCGCAGCGACCTGTTGCTTCTTGCTCGGAAGAGTCATCCCCCTCCTTTCATGCCTCCGCAATCTGCGGACTGGCCAGCACGAGCGAACAACCATCCAACCCGTTAGGGCTGTCCAAGGATGGGGGCCTACTTATGTTTCGGCCACTCGTGCTGACTAGACCGCCGCCCCTCCGGAGAGGGGCGAACGGAATCAGATCTCTTCGACGATGATGGTCACCTTGTAGGTGGTGCCGTAGGCGGAGTGCTGATCTTCGGCGAGCCTGTCGCCGATGTCGCCAGAGATGTAGTCGAGTACATCGTCGGCGGTTGCGCCGTACGTGCTGTAATACCCCTCCCCTTCGGCCCTCCTGGCGCTCTCTCGCTTGAGTCCCATCAGCCCTCCACGGGCTTGCTGACGTCGATCAGGCCAGCCTCAAGGGCTGACACGACCGAGCGGTGCACGGCGTGTACTTCCTCCCACACGTCATGCATCTGCTGGTAGCGGTACGAGTGGCGACGAGCCTCGACACTCTTGTCACCCAGCTCTCCAAGCGTGCCCTCGCCGACGAAGTAGACGCCCGTCTCGAAGCGAGGGTGCTTCGAGAGAGTGCCAGCGAATGCCGCCTGAACGAGCGCCAGGAGGTTCAGCGCCTCCGGGTTGTCGTCGGTCACGACGGCGTACTCGCCGACGTAGTCGATCAGTCGGGCGTACTGCTCCTTCTCGTCGATGTACTCCCCGGAGTTGCGGAAGTGCACTGCGCACTCTCGACCCTCGGGGCACGCCTCGGCCTGAGCCTCGTCGTATGCCCCCTTGAGGATCTGCTCTGCGGCAGCCTCTGCGGGATTCATCCCATCGTCAGTCACTTATCCTCCTTCAAGAGCCGACATCGTCATGATGCCGGGACAACACTCCCCCAGAAGGGGAGCGCTCTCCCTGGTCACGCCGGTGGTCAGCCCTCCACGAAAGAGGTTCCCTTGAGCACCTGAGTGCTCACCAGGCGGCCAGCCGTGAGGCTGAAGCCCTTCGGGAACTTCTTCCACGCCTTGCCGTTGGGGCGCTCGGCGTTGGGGGTCTGCTTGTGCTTGAAGCCACCCATGCCGTAGCGCTTGTGCTTACGAGAAGCCATGTCATCCTCCGATTGTAGTGCTGGATCTAGTGTATCATGCTTCGCAGTCGCGACCGCTCTCTCGAAGCATCATCACATCATTGCAGATGCCTGAGCATACGACCGCTTCGGAACGAGTCTTGCATACGATGCAGACGCCCTCCTCGTGCCACTGATCCTCGGAGTCCCAATATTCATCCACTGTGTGCTCCAATCAGGAGCGCCCTATGGCGCTCCCTGTGGGTGCCTGAGACTCGCACTCAGGAGTGTGCTACTCACCCTTGGCGGCTAGTTAGCCACCGAAGTCCACCGGCACAAGATGTCCCGTGCCGTCCTCAACCATGCAGTTCTCGCCGTGCATGTCCCACAGGCGGAACGCACGCTCCACCGCCTGCGCGATCTCGCGGTACTTCTCCCGATCTACGCCACGGTAGCTGTCGAGCACCACGCCGTTGATCTTCTCGATCGCGACGACCAAGTCGCCGTTCACGCTGAACCCCTCGAAGCGGGGGAGGCGGCAGCCGTCAGGCACCCTTCGAGGCTCCGCCCATGCGTTCTTGAGGTTGCTGATCTCGTCCAGGCACTGGTTCCCGTTGTAGTGCTCGTGACCGACCTTGTAGGCCACCCCCTCGGGGGACAGCCACACGGACCGGTACGAGCCACGGCCGAGGAACTCCCAGCCGTCCGGGGCGACTTCATCCATGACGCACGTCGGTCGACCGTACTTCATCGGGTGGCTGCGCACCCAGTGAAGGATGGTCTGAGCGTCATGGAAGTTGCCGATACCGTGCACGTTACTTCTCCTCTTCGAGTCGGGCCTGAGCCCTACGGATGACGCTCTGAAGGGCCTGGAGGGCCCTGTCCTCGACCTCGTAGCCGGATTCGTACCAACAGGCACGCTCCTCGGCTTCCGCCTCTTCCAGGAGAAGTTGCAGCAGTTCTTTCATGAGTCCTCCCTGAAGAAGGCAGCGCCTTACGCGCTGCCAGTGCCTCGCTAGGGGCTTGCACCCTAGTTGCCGCTGGTTCGAGGCTGCGCTCTACTACCAGTCGCTCTCGGTGCGGCGACCGTCGCGGTAGTAGCCGCCGAGGTCGATCGGGACGATCTGGCCCGACTCCTGGTCTACTGCGATGTTGCCGCCGTGAGCGTCCCACAGGTCCGGGAAGATCTGGCAGAGCCCGCTCCGGGCATTCCAGTATCCGGACCCATCACCCACAGAGGAGTAGCTGCTGAGGAGCCTCGGCAGGTATTCCATTGCCGCCACCTCATCCCCCGGCGTGCCCAGCTCCCACAAGTAGTACTCGGGGAACCGGATCTCCTTCGGGAGCTTGCGCAGCATCATGTTGCGCAGGTTGAGGTACTCGTCACGGTTGCTCTGATGGCGCTGGCCCTTATCGAGCTGCACCTTGTAGACCGCGTGGCTCTCCTCCGAAAGGAAGGCCACGCGGTAGCATCCACTTCCCAGACGCGTGAAGCCATCCGGAGCGCGGGTGCCGTATCGACGGTGCTTGCTCATGAGCCTGAACCAGTCGCGAATGAACTCGGCCTCATCTTCATGGCCGATCTGTCCGTATCGCATGATACCTCCTGTGAGCCAGGCGACACCCTCGTGTCGCCAGTGGGTGCCCAGGACTCGAACCTGGGTGTATGCCGTTCACCCTAGCCGATCAGCCGATCTGCTTCTTCGGCAGGCCGTAGCCCTGGATCTCGCCGTCCGCGAAGTGGACGTACGCCTCCGGGCCGTCATTGATCCACTTGTAGTGGTAGCCCACCTCGAAGTCGACGTCCTGGATCGGATCACCGCAGACCGAGGGCACGTTGCTCTTGTCGTACTCGGAGGCGTTGTACCACCGGTCGCCGCAGCACGAGCAGTCACCCTCGCCGCCGAAATACAGGCCGACGCGCTGAGCCCTAAGATCGGCGTGCTCGGCATCCTCCGCCTCGATGATCACGTACACGCTGATGCCAGCGTTCGCATCGAAGTCAAAGCCGCCGCCGGAGTTGTTCTGGCGGTACTCGTAGAAAGCCATGTCCATGCTCCCTCCGGAGCGCCCCTCGGCGCTCCAGTGCCAGCCCAGGACTCGAACCTGGGTGTATGCCTTCCTGGCTACCGGGGTCAGCGCTTGCGGAAGCCACTGCCACCAGACGTGCTCAGCTTGATGCCGCCGCCCTTGCCCGGCTGCACAGTCTTGCTCTTGTGGGTGTCGAACCCCGGCACGTGGTAGTACTGAGGGCCCGACGAGGCGCAGGATGAAAGGGCGTAGAACGCCCCCAGGATGACGAAGATCGCCACGACCAGCACGATCAACTTCTCTTCCCGCATAATTGTCCTCATTCCTAGAGTCAGGCACTTGCCGACTCCGTGGGTGTCAAGGACTCGAACCTTGAAGTCTAGGAAGCGCTTAGCGCTTCCGACAGGCGGAACGGCTTCGCCGTCCGCCGCCAGTCACCCTGGTGAGCCTATTTTATGGCTCATCCAACCTTGCCGGGAGTGTCACCGGCAAGGTCAGTCCTCATGGGAGTCCACTCGGATCTCCTCGTTCTCCTTGATGCCCCAGATGGCGATCTCGCCTCGCGCCTTACCGTTGGCAAGGGCGTTCTTGATGAAGTGGAAGTGAGAGACGGCGTCCACGTAGACCTTGCCGTCAGTCGAGTCCACCCACACGCCGTAGAACGACGCGAAGTGATTCCCGATCCACCAGGCGACCTCTCCACGGTCGAACGTGTCAACGGAGGGGAAGACGAGCGAGGGGTAGATACCACCGACATAGTAGCCCCCTGAAGGGAGCGGGCTCTCGGTGCGGCGCACGGTTCCCCCGCCCTCCTCGCCCTTGACCATGGCGTGAAGGAGTTCGGCGATGCGGTATGCGTTCATGTCCATCTCCCTTGTTGAGGCGACGCCATGAGCGTCGCCAGTGCCTTGCCGAGGGCTCGCACCTCGGTTGCCGCTAGTCCAAGGCTACCCCCTCAGTAGCGGAGGTCATTCCAGTCCTCGTCGAAGGGCTCGAACCGAGACCCCTCGTCGGAGAAGTTCACATACATGTACTGACCGACCATCGTGCTGATGACCGACTCGCTGTAGCCGTCATTGGTCTTGGCTTCGGTGATCTTCTCGATCACCCTCTTGCGAGTGTGGCCGGACGCCACGAAGTCGTCCACGAAGATCCACCTCTCCCCGAGCTGGCCCAGGAGCCTGCCCTTGCCGTGGTGGCTGTCGTCGGTCTCCTTGCGGATGAGGACGAACTTCTTACCCATGGCGAGAGCCAGTGCGGGGATCACGACACCGCC